AGAAGAAGTTCGGAGTGGAAGGTAAATACTAATGTACAGATTCGAAGGTGAAGATAAGATAGTCAACTCCAGAGGAGATGTGATGGCTCAGAAGATCCACGGTCAGTGGGATACTAAAGAGCAATCCATCTTGGACTGGCTATCTGAAAACACTGAGAAGGTACGAGCAAGAAACTCTAAGGGTCATTACGTAAAGGATGACCCTACTACCCCTGAGAATGAAGCTTGGACCACTAAAGTGAAAAAGAAGATTACTCCTAAGAAAAAGAAAACCTAGGTATGACTCTACAGTCCAAAGGCAAACCAGCACGTACAGTTAGTAATGGTGTTATATGTGACACTGAGGATGCAGTAGAAACTCTATATACCTGCCCTGCTAACTGTCGTGCAGAAATTACTATGCTTTTTTGTGTGAATGCAAATGGCACTACGACTGCTTTGGCTAAGTGGGTAAGAGCAAGTGACTCTGCTGAGTTCAGACTTATTGGTGGTAAAAACTTAGGTTTAGGTGAAACCGTTTTACTTACAGGTGCTACTCTTGTTTTAGAACCAGGAGATACTCTTAAATGTATTGCTTCTGGTAATACTTCACCTGAACTAGATTTTATGTGCACTGTAATAGAAACCTTTATCCCAGTAGGGTAATAGCGGGGTTGCAATATTAGCAGTAGTATGATATAACTATATGTGTAAAACTAGTCTCCAGTTGGTATCCTAGCCAACATGCACAATATCAAACTGGAGATTAAGATTATGCTTAAATGGTTAAAAAGAGTTTTAGTACGTTTGCAAGAGTCACGTCAGGCAGAAGCAGACCGTAGAATTGCAATGATGCAACTACGCCGTTTCTCTGACAGAGAGCTAAGTGACCTTGGTATCGGACGTGGTCAGATAAGAGATGTAGTTTATAATGGCAAGACAGCTTACTGAAAAACAACAGAAGTTCTTAGAGGTTTTGTTTGATGAAGCCAGAGGAGATCCTGTTAAAGCTAAGAAGCTTGCAGGATACTCTGATGGCGTGGCTACCAAGCAAGTCGTTGAGCCTATTCAAGACGAGATCGTAGAACTAACTAAAAGATTTATTGCTCAGTCTTCCACCAAGGCTGCGTATACTATGTTCAGTGTGATGGCTGATCCAACAGACTTAGGTGTCAAAGAAAAGATGATGGCAGCTAAGGACATCTTGGATCGAGCAGGTTTCACTAAAACAGAAAAGGTAGAGGTCAAGTCAGCAGAGCCTCTATTCATTTTACCTTCTAAAGATGCCGAAGACTAAAACCTACAGAGCGTCAGAAGCTAAACACCCAGCAAAGGTAGACTGGTCAGTACCACTTAGAGGAGAGAACGGAGAGTGGTATCCCATTATCAGAGTTGGAAGACACGTACCGTTTGGATATCTTCAGGACGAAGAAGATCCTGATCTACTCATACCCATCCCAGAAGAATTAGAACTTTTAGAAAAAGCAAAACTATTCCTACAAGAGTACAGCTTAAGGCAAGTAGCCAAATGGTTGTCTAAAGAATCAGGTAGGTATATATCACATGTAGGGTTAGACAAACGTGTCAGGATCGAAGAGAAGCGCAGACGGGCCTCGTCCAACTACCGCCAGTATGCCCGGAAGTATAAAGAAGCGGCAAGGAAAGCGGAGAAGATCGAAAAAGAAAGACTTGGTGGTAGAGCTACCAAGAGAATCTTTGGAGACAACTGGTCAGACACCAGCGACTCCGAAACCAGCGGAGATTGATGTTGAACAAGCTCAGAGAGAAATTATCTTTGAGCCTAACCCTGGTCCACAAACAACGTTCCTAGCAGCGACAGAACAAGAGGTTCTATATGGTGGGGCAGCAGGAGGTGGAAAAAGCTATAGTCTAGTAGCTGATCCTGTTCGATACCTGAACAACCCAAATGCTAGAATGCTTATTGTACGTAGAAGTACAGAAGAACTAAGAGAACTTATATCGGTATCTAAGCAGCTTTACCCAAGAGCAATCCCCGGTATTAAGTTTATGGAACGAGACAAGACGTGGGTAGCTCCTAGTGGTGCAACACTCTGGATGTCTTACCTTGACCGTGACGATGACGTTATGAGGTATCAGGGTCAAGCATTTAACTGGATAGGTTTTGACGAACTTACCCAATGGCCTACAGACTACGCTTGGAACTACATGCGTTCACGTCTACGTTCTACAAAAGCTAGTGGGCTGCCTCTCTACATGAGAGCTACAAGCAACCCCGGTGGCCCCGGACATTACTGGGTTAAGAAAACTTTCATTGATCCCAATAAACCCAATGAGGCATTTTGGGCTACAGACCAAGACGGAGAAGTTATCTGTTGGCCTAAAGGACATAGCAGAGAGGGAGAGCCTCTATTCAAGAGGAAGTTTATCCCTGCGACTTTGTTTGATAATCCTTATCTGTCTGATGACGGGATGTACGAAGCCAACCTTCTGTCTCTCCCTGAACATCAAAGAAGACAACTACTCGAAGGGGACTGGGACATTAACGAGGGAGCGGCTTTCCCTGAGTTTACTCGCAGAGTACACGTGGTAGATCCTTTTGATATTCCTCATAGCTGGCCTAAGTTTAGAGCGTGTGATTATGGTTATGGTTCTTATAGTGCTGTGCTTTGGTTTGCCGTTGCGCCTGATGAACAACTTATCGTATATAGAGAATTGTACGTCAGTAAAGTTTTAGCAACTGATCTCGCAGATATGGTTTTAGAGCTTGAATCTGAAGAGAAAATACGGTATGGTGTGCTCGATAGTTCTTTATGGCATAAGCGTGGAGATACTGGTCCTTCCCTAGCAGAGCAAATGATTGTTAGAGGATGTCGTTGGAGGCCAGCAGATAGATCAAAAGGTTCACGTGTAGCTGGTAAGAACGAACTACATAGAAGACTGCAGATAGATGAGTTCACTGAAGAACCACGTATAGTCTTCTTTAACTCTTGCTATAATACAATAGCACAATTACCTTCACTACCTCTTGATAAGAATAACCCTGAGGATGTTGACACTAAATCTGAAGACCACATCTACGATGCTCTTAGGTACGGAATCATGACAAGACCAAGAAGTAACTTGTTTGATTACAACTCTACCACACAAAGAACTGGCTTTCAGGCTGCAGACTCAACGTTTGGATACTAAGGAACAACTATGGAAGAAGATGATATTCTAGCTGATGAAGTCTATATGGAAGATGCGGAGGTATCTTACGTAGAAGACACAGAAGAGGATAGTTATGATGATCCTTCGGTTGGTACTATTGTTGGGTACATTAAAGAACGCTATAGTAAAGCTGAGAAAGCTAGGTACGGTGAAGAACAACGTTGGATTCAAGCATATCGTAACTACCGTGGTATCTACGGCCCAGACGTTCAGTTTACTTCAGCAGAGAAGTCTAGAGTATTTGTTAAGGTTACTAAGACAAAAGTTCTAGCAGCCTATGGTCAGATTGTAGAAGTACTGTTTGGAGCTAACAAGTTCCCTATCAGTATTGATCCTACTACTCTACCTGAAGGTGTGGCAGAAGCGGTCCGTCTAGAGACTGAAGACTCTGTTAAGAAGATGAATGAACAGCAGCCAGAGGCTCAAGAGGTTGCTACAATCCAACCAGGTGAAACTCTTATTGATTTCCAAGAGAGACTAGCTGGTCTGAAGACTAAACTTGCTCCTTTCCAAGAAGAACTCAAAGAAGGTGAAGCAGAGTCTCCCTCACAGATTACTTTCCATCCTGCTATGGTGGCAGCAAAGAAGATGGAAAAGAAGATCCATGACCAACTAGAAGAATCAAATGCTCGTAAGGAATTGCGTACTGCAGCTTTCGAGACAGCACTGTTTGGCACAGGTATTATGAAAGGTCCATTTGCAGTAGACAAGGAGTACCCTAACTGGTCAGACGATGGGGAGTACTCTCCTATAATTAAGACGATGCCTAAGTGCTCTTCAGTTTCTATTTGGAACTTCTACCCTGATCCTGACGCATCTAACATGGATGACGCAGAGTATGTCATCGAGCGTCACAAGATGTCTCGTACACAGATGAGAGCTTTGAAGAACAGACCTTTCTTCCGTGTTAATGCTATCGACACAGCTATTACTATTGGTGAGTCCTACGCTAAAGAGTGGTGGGAACAAGTAATGGAAGACGATGAGCAAGAGACTAAGTCTGAACGCTTTGAAGTCTTAGAGTTCTGGGGTTACGTAGATACTGACATCCTAAAAGATCAGAACGTAGATATTCCAGAAGACATGGAAGACTTAGACCAAGTGTCAGTCAACATCTGGGTTTGTAATGGTCAGGTGTTACGTCTAGTCCTTAATCCATTTACTCCTTCTTATATTCCTTACTACGCAGTACCTTACGAAGTGAATCCTTACAGCTTCTTTGGTGTTGGTATCGCAGAGAATATGGATGATACCCAAACTTTGATGAATGGCTTCATGCGTATGGCAGTAGACAATGCTGCTCTATCAGGAAACCTTATTATTGAAGTAGATGAAACGAACCTAGTACCAGGTCAGGACATGTCAGTGTACCCCGGTAAAGTCTTCCGTAGACAAGGTGGTGCACCCGGACAAGCTCTCTTTGGCACGAAGTTCCCTAACGTGTCTAATGAGAACATGCAGTTGTTCGACAAGGCAAGAGTACTGGCAGATGAATCCACTGGTTTCCCGTCTTTTGCGCATGGTCAAACTGGCGTTTCAGGTGTGGGTCGGACTGCAAGCGGTATTTCTATGCTTATGTCTGCTGCTAATGGTTCTATTCGTAACGTGGTAAAGAACGTAGATGACTACTTGCTTTCACCTCTTGGTAAAGCTTTCTTTAACTTTAATATGCAGTTCGACTTTGATGATGAGATCAAGGGTGACCTAGAAGTTAAAGCTCAAGGTACTGAGAGCTTAATGGCTAATGAAGTACGTAGTCAACGCTTGATGCAGTTCCTACAGATTACTCAGAACCCACAACTGGCTCCGTTCTCTAAGATGGACTACATCATTCGTGAGATCGCTAAGTCTATGGATCTTGATCCTGATAAGGTTGTCAACTCGATGGCTGATGCCAGACTACAAGCTGAACTACTAAAAGAGTTCCAAGCACAGAACCCTGAAGCTGCACCACAAGAGGGTGTACAAGCTCCACCATCGCCACAGGGCCAAGGAGCGGCACCAGGAGTGCAGGATACCACTGGCGCAGGGGGTGGAAACATTGGGACTGGAACAGCACCTCAGCCAGGAGAACAGGGCTTCTCAGGTAGTACTGGTCAACAAGGTGCTGCATGAACCTCAAGCTAGTAGTAAATAATAAAGACTCTTGGGATGCGCTTCTTGAAGAACTAGAGGAACGCATCCAGTTCGCACATAAGCAATTAGAACAACGAACAGAACTAGAAGAACTGTACAGGCTTCAAGGTGAGGTACGTGCTCTTCGTTCTCTTACTCGCTTACGGGATAAAGTAAATGGCTAGAAGAGATAAATCACCTAAGCCTAAACTAAGGCCAGAAGGACTTGGGTCAAAGAGAGAAAGTTCCCCTAGACCTCGCTTAAGACCTGACCCAGAAAGACAGTATGGTTTAGCTGAAGTAGAGGCACGTGCTGATTTTGATCCCGCTATGCATTGGAACCCTTTAGCTCGTCTAGGTTTTGAAGGTTTTAGTACAGATAAAGCAGGCTCAGGTTCAGGCGATATTGCACAGCCAGCTTTCTATGCTCCTTCAACTATGACAAAGAAAGAGGCTATTGAGGAATCTTATGGTGCTCATGTCCCGTATGACAAAGCCCTAACAGTAAACCCTGATGATATCTTTGTAGATCCTGATATAGCTAATAGACGTGTGTGGGCACATGAGATGACTCACAGAGGTATTCAAAGGATTCTAGATGATATTAACAATCATCCTGAAGGTGTTGAGCAAGGTATTAAAGACTTTAAAGATAGATACGGAGAAGATACTTTTAGACTTCTTACCGCAAGAACAGCTAAGAGTCATGAAGGCATCACTGAGATGTTTGATGACATTGCTGATTCAGCCTTTAGAGGAAAACCTGAAGAAGAGTATTTAGATGACTCGACTGTAGAAGAGATTAAACGTTTTCAGAGAACTGCTAAAAGAAAACCTGAAGATAGATGGCAGATCAACAAAGACGCATATCGTCCTTATATTAAGTTGATGGAAGCTGCTCAAGATATTCTTACAGAGCAAGGTGAGCCACCTCAGTCAGAAACACCTGAGGAAAGTTTATTAGACAAAATTAAAATTAGATTAGGATTTAGCGAGGGTGGCGTGGTTGATAACTTTAAGAGTGACCTAGAGATGGATCGTCAAGAACTCATGGAACAAGGGTTCGATCCTGACTACAATGACAGAGATGATTCACTAACAGGTGAACCTACCTCTGGAACAGACTTAGCTAAGTCTTTAGGTAAGGCTGGTTTTGCTGGGTTATCTCTTATTGCCAGACAATTAGGTTTTGATTTCTATCCTACTGAGGATACTGAGAGAGCTATAGAAGAACGTCTTGGCTTTGCTGAAGGTGGTGACACATACGGCATGGCTGCTCAAATGGATGACTTAGTATTCAGAAGTCCTGACGTTGAGATTGATCCAGATGAACTAAGACAAGCTTCTATTGATACAGAACGTGAAGTCATGAGAGGGATCACTGACCCTGAGTTCGAAGGGTTTAAGTATAAAGACCTTGATCTAGCGGCTCCACCCATGTCTACTACGAAGAAGTCACCGTACTCACGTAGACCCGGTTTCAGAGGTAAAGGTCCATTTGACTTCAAAGGGTTTGGATCTTACCTGAAAGAGAATGTTTCTCAAGAAGAACTTACTGCTGGTCTAGACAACGCTGGTGAGTGGATGGTTCCATTCTATGAGGCTGGCTCTAACATGGCTAACGTTATCTCTGAGTATAACAAACCAGAAGATGAACGTGACTATGACTACATCAAAGAGGAGCTAGGTAAAGCTGGTAACTCTGCAGCAACTGAAGCGGCTATGTGGCTCATGGGTGGTATCGCTGTCAAGTACGGTGGTAAAGGCATCAAAGCTATTGCTGATAAGGTAAAGCAGTACGAGATTGATCCTAACACTACTTCCGCATTTGGTGTTGGTGCTATCCGTAAGAAAGCTTCTGAACCTCTAGAGATTGGTATCAATGAAGCATTACAAGATGGAAAGTTTCTAAAAGGGTATGACGCATCTACTGCTGCTGACATGGCAGAAAAAGCAAAGAACGCTACAGCAGGAAACACTAGGGCAAATGCTCTTATGAATGCTGCAGTGCCTGAAGGTACTAGAGTAGGTGTTCGTCTTAACCTAAACTCTACTATCCCTGATATGCCCAGAGGTTTGGACAAACTACAAACACTTCATAAAGGCTCCTTCAGTGGTAAGGCTATGTCGTACTTACCTTTTGCTACTGTTAGAAATGTTACTTTCAACGTTAGTCAAAAAGGTCGTACTGCTATTGCTTCCCGTATTAAACAAATTGATACACCAGAAGCTAAAGCCAAGTATCCTGCTATGTCAGTTGATGGTGATTACGTACCAGATAAAAACCTACTGGATGAAGGTGGTGACCTAGTTGAGATCGGTTTAAATCCAGGTGCCCACCACTTGTTTATTGACTTAAAGACAGGTCAGGCTGTTAAGGGGGCTGAAGAGGCAACCGTTATTGGTGACCGTGTATACGCTAAAGGCGTTGAGTACTGGAAGAAAGCAGAAGCCCCTGCTCCTATTCCCACTCAATCAGGTGTAGATATTCCTAGTGATGTGAGATTCAGATTTAAAAAAGGCGGTATGGCAATGAAAGAGCAGATGGGCTACGCCCTTGGTGGTGACGTAGAGATAGACGCTGAGTCAGGCAATGAAGTACCACCGGGTTCAAGACCAGAGGAAGTACGTGATGATATCCCTGCTATGTTGTCTGAAGGTGAGTACGTAGTTCCTGCTGATGTTACTCGATACTACGGCGTTAAGTTCTTTGAAGACCTACGTGAACAAGCTAAGGCTGACCTAGCTGAGATGGATGCTAATGGTCGTATTGGTGGAGAACCAGTACCTGAAACTGAGGATGATCTGACAGAAGACGAGATGTCTCTCTTAGGGGAAGTCATGGCGATGAACCAAGGCGGTATGGTCCCTCAGATGAACCAACAGCAGCAGATGAATCTTATTCCATCGGTAGATCCTCAGATGCAACAGCCAATGCAACAGCCAATGCAACAGCCAATGCAACAGCCAATGCAACAGCAGCCTCAACAACCTGTGTCTTACAACCAACCTTCAGGTATGGCAGTAGGTGGTATGGTAGGACAGAATCCTAATGTTGACGCATTTGGTAATCCTATTGGCCCAAGTATTCCTACTACCCCACAGAACCCTACAAGTCTACAGCCAATAGATCCATCCGCATCTAGTATTTACGGTCTAAATAAAGCAGCTACAGATACACCAACAACATCTATACAAGTAGATAGTCCAATTTCAACAACTCCTACAACACCAACAGGTGATAGCTCTGGTATGAAGTCAGTGTTCTACATTCATAAAGATGGTAGACGAATTTCTGTCTTAATACTAAATGGTAGACCAATCAGTACAACACCTGCAGACTTCAATGAGTTTGTAGAAGACACTCCAGAAAACAGGACTAAACTAAACTTCTCAGAAGGTGGCTCTGGAGGCGGTGCTGGAGGTGGTGCTGGTGGCACAGGCCCAGCTACGACAGGTGCCACTGAAGATACTGGTGGTGATGAAAAATCTACAGAAATATACAAAACATCAGCTACAGGTAAAGGTGTTACTAGAGATACTAACACACCTGAGGGAGCTTACAAAGCTTATACTGACAGTGGTGTTAATGTAAATGATACGGTAGGTGCCGCTAAGAAAGCTCTAGACGAAACAACTAAAATACCTAAAGTAGCTGGTATGGTTGCTGGTGCAATAAACCCATTCCTAGGTCTAGCGGTAGGTGCTGGTAACGTAGCAAACCAACTTACAGGTGTCTCTAAAGCACACGCTAACAAACGTATGGCTGAGTTCTTAGGTAAGACTGAAGACGCTAATGCCATCCAAGCAGACATCGACAGATTCCTTCAGAATGCACCAGGTGCAGTAGGTATGCTAGATGATCAAATTGCTACAGGTGAACAAAGATTCCAAGATGCTTTAGCAGCGGCTACAAGTGTTAACGCACCAGATGAAGCTGTTATTTACACAGACGATTTGAATGAGGTGGGAAGAGCTAACCTACAAGAGTATCTACAAACATTTAAGACTGACGTATCTGCAATTAGACCAATGTTACGTCCAGAAGGCTTCACACCTTCAGTTGCTCAAGTGCAGGAT